AGGAGGAGGTGGTTGCCCCCCCTTAATTTCTACTGCCCACGTGAGCTATATCACGGTTTTCAGCATTATACCGTAGCTGATGTAGAATTACGGATTTCTTCTTTTGAAGTTACACTCATTATACCGTAGAGTGTGTAAAATTACGGATTTCTCTTTTTTAGAGTTGTGCTTATTATACCGTAGAGCACGTTAAATTACGGACCTTCTTTACGAAGTTTTGCTCATTATACCGTAGAGCATGCAAAATTACGGAGTGCCATTAGGTAATATCATTTTGTGTCAGACACAACACATCTGAGAGTATCCTATTGGACTAACTTTTGTTGTCACTGCTGGGGATAATTCTATCCAGCGGCACGTTTTAGTGCGTATTGTGAATTGCTATCTCTAATAATGATATTTGTTTCAGTTACACCACTTACGTACCACAATATGATGATGATTCAGATCATGAGGGTGAGAGTCCCACTCAAACTCTAAATGTCCCTGCTCCGTCATCATCTACGACTTCAGTTGCGCGTACACGTTCTGACGTTAAGCGCAAGAATTCTCTTAAAGTTAAGACTCGAAAAGCTAATAAAGCTGCCGGGATTTTGACTGAAGAGAAAAAGGTCGAGGGCAAAGTCAGGCCCAAATATGACTCTCTTCAGGCTAACCTTGTTATTGGTCGAATTTTGCACGATTACAACTTGGATATGCCCACTTGTGACCCCATTCAGTTCTTGAAAACTATTGGGAGTCGTTCTCGTCGAGATTTAGGTTTGGATAAGAAGCAATTTACTTCTCTAATGAAGGACTGTGAGAATGCTTTGCGTCAGTGTGAGGAAACTCACGCCGAGCTTGAGGATTCTAAAATTCTGTCCAAAACCGTTGTCATCGGTCAGGATGTTCGCACTAAAATGCGACTTCCAGGCCGTGATGTTAAATCTCTTATTGAGGTTGATGATCCAGACATTAATACTATTGTCAATGGACGGTACACCGGTTTCGTTGATTTAGATACTGGGAAGGCGACAATAACAAGCCAACCTTTGTCTGACATCATCAAGGCTAATAGTCGCTCCAAGAACGTGGTCGTCCCAATTTCAAAGGCCACTAAAATCAAAGCGACTGAGGTCACGACTGGTCACTCTAATTCGACTGTTGTCACTTACTCTCAAAACCGCAAGGAAAACGCTAGAATAGCGAAGCAGGTTGAGAGTGAGCAAAAGACCAGCAGAAGAATGCGACAGAGGAAGCGCCGACATGATAGGTCTCGCGACCTTAAGGAGGCGGAATGGATTGAAGTTGCTCCCATTGTTTATGATAATGTCAGTGACGTCATCCCTCAGCATGATGTTGATGAGTTGTCTGATGTTGTTGAGCTTGCTCCTCCAGACACTAATGTCACTACCTCTGTTGCTTTGCCTTTGGGTCCACTGCACCCTATTGTCGAGGAGTTTGAAAATTCTATTTCCTCTGGTGAGACCAAGACGGATGTTGTGGAGCTTGCTCCTCCCGTTGACGTTCCACCTTATTCCTATGATGACAGTTGGAGATCTCTTCTGGAACCGTTTGTTAAACGACAGTTTAGTTGGGAGCGTCAGAATTATGAGTTCACTCGTTCTGACGAGGCTTATATCAAGAATCAGCTGAAACGGGCCGGTCCTCAGTGGACAGCTTACGAGAGCGAGAAGATTTTACGAGAAGCTTACATTTTTAAAAAGCTTCATCCCGAGATTACTCGTTCTTTAAGAGATATCGCTCGAAACGTCTATCGTATTGTTAACGGCATAAAGACTGATCGAGCGCGTCTTAGTAAGTGGAAGATGGGGTATAGAAAACCTCGTCGTGCAGTTGTTCGTACCGAATCCGCGAACCCCGTTGTCAGTGTTGCTCAGGTGAATCTTGGTCAACGGTCTTCCGTATATTACCATCGAGAGCGCTACGCTTCTCCTCGGCATAGAGTTGTGAACTCTGAGTCGGCCTTTGAGATTACCGATTTTCTCGTCGACATGTTGAGTCCGTTTGGTGACAAGCGTGAGTTACGTCCATACATGCCTTACATCACTTGTTTGATTCAGATTTATCGATCTCGTGGTGCCATTGACGTCTATGCTGCTCTTCTTGCTCTCAACAATTCTTTGCGAATAAACATCTCTTTCAATTCGCGAGGAATGCTTCAGCAATGTCAGTTTATATGGGAGCTTTTATCTTGCGTGGCCAAAGAGTATTGGGTCCGCGCTGAAGCTTCACTTTCTGAAGTGTTGAACATGGGTAAGGAATTCTTTGATCGTATTGTCACCAGTTCCCTTTTTGTGGCTATTCGCAACGTCATTATGTCGGTCTTGAGTTGGCATGTATTCGATAAGGATATTGCCAAACATGTTTATTCCGTCATTGGAAAGCCTGACAAGAAGATCTCTATCGCCGATTCGGTTTTGCTTTTGTTTGAATCTCTCATGAACTTTATTAAGGTTGGTGAGAGGATCTATAACGGCATGCCGATAAAAGCTGCTCTTATGGAAGGAAGCAATTCTGACCTTTTGATGCGCAATTATGGCGAGCTTTTGAGATACAAGGATATGCTCTATTCTGGGGTTCCCGAAGCGGGAAAGAAGGATGTTAGAGAGTATGTACGTGAGTGCAATGATTACCTCGGCATGGCTGAAGTTGAATTAAAGGTTTGCCCCCCGGCGAATCGATTTTATTTGACAAAAGCTGTTACCGAGATAAGCACCATAAAGTATTCTCTCGAGTGTAAACTCAGAGCTCAAGTCAGGTCAGCCCCATTGGGAATCATTTTTGAAGGTCCCCCGGGTATTGGGAAGAGCAACATACTTATGTTCACCGCTGCTTTGCATGCGGAGGTTCGAGGCAGAAAGTTTGACCCGTCATACATCTATCACCGGACACTTCATTCTGAGTATTGGGAGCAATATGAACCTTTTTCGCATCCCTACATTCATTATGGAGAAGTTGGATCAGAAACTCCTCAAAGAGCTCAAACCCAACCTGATACCATTTTGTCAGAAATATTGTCAGTGATTGACGACATTCCTATGCCTGTCAACATGGCTTTTGGGGAGAAGAACAAAGTTTTTGCTTATCCTGAGCTGGTTTTGATCGATACTAATAACCCTTCGCTTAATGCAGATAAGATCAAGATGAATCCTGCGGCTGTTTACCGCCGGTTCATCTTTGTCAGAGCTACTGTAAAGCAGGATTACACAGATGGTGAATCTGGTAGATTAGATCCGGACAAGTCTCTTCAAGACCCCGAGTTCATTCATGATAGGTGGCTGTTTGATGTTTACGTCAGAAAGCCCACTAGTAACAACACGTGGGTTGATGAGCGAATTTTCGGCAGTTCATCCATTGACATTTTCACTTACTCTGATAAGTTTAGGGAGTTTTTCCTTGAGCGCATCAGTAGAAATGAACGATTCGAGTCTATTCCTGATAAGTACAATATGGAGAAATACACAGAAGCGGCGCGAGCCGCTTACGTGGCTTCCAAGAACAAACAGGATGCTCTTGTCGCTGAGTATATTCTTGCTCAGAGTAAGTGGATTGACGCTGATGGAAGTGCCAGATCTCTCGATGAAATGCACAATGATAGGCAAATTGAGAGGGGTTATCTTTCTTCGGATAGTGAGCATAGCGATCTTGATGTCGAGGCGTTTTCTGATGGTTCCGACGGTCCTTTCGTTGGCATTCATGACACTTCTGACATTTTGGATGAGAAGCACACACTGGAGTGCGTTTTGTCCTCTGGTAAGAAGTGCATTTGCCGGCAAGTCAATGCCGAGATGGGTTTTGAAACTCTATACTTTTCCATTATCGCGTGGTCCGCTTGGTATTTCATCATTTCTTCTGCATATAATCGATGGAGGGTTGGAGATGCCAGACTTTATGATGTCTGGCTCGCCGTAAAGACGCCCTTCGTCATAGCATGGAGATATAAGGCCCCTAATTTTCTTAAAACTTTCACTTCTTGTTGTGGGGACTTTTATGAGTATGTCAAGCGTTGGTTCCTGTCTCGTTTCATCAGGTTCACTTTTGGTAAGGAATACGTTTTGTCACGTTATGCTGATAGGACTAAGTATGAGGAGATGTATTGGTGGAAAAAGTTTGTGAGCAACATCTACTCTGTTTCCTCTGATGATTTGTCTATGCTGAAAGGTGGCGTTACAGCTCTTATGTTCGGAGCTTCCTTGTATCAAGCATATGATATCATCAAAGTCTTCTTCACCGCAAAGAATTTCATCCTGGCTGGTGCTCAGAGTTCCATGACTGAGATTGAGAAGGAAATAGGTGTTCTGCCTGGCCGTAAGAGAGTTCCAAACAAGATTGACTCTACCATATGGAATGTTCAAGTTCCGTTGGAAAAGAAGTCAGCCTTTACGGGTGCTCTCCCCGAGTTATATGATAGGATTATGCGCAATGTTCGCGTATGTCGCATTCATTATTCGGATGATCGTGTAGGTAATACTCATGTCATAGGCTTATTTTCCAATTTTGCTGTTGTTAATAGTCATGCTTTACACGAGGCCGTGAAGATTGGTACTGGTCAAGGAAATGGGTCATTTAGATATACCACTCTGACTCCAGAATTGATCACTGACTTGGGGGACGATATTTCTGTCGTGTCCTTAGCTAGTGACAGATTTTCTGACATTCGACCACATCTTTTTGATGGGGATTATACTGCTCGGAACTATAATGCGTTTGCTTTCGGAGGCGATGTGTCAATACACGCCGTATCCGGGGTTACTTTCAAAAGCGCCACCGGTTTCAGCAATTTTTCTCTTGAGAAGTGCTGGGAGTATCGTTGTCGGGATCATGGTCCAGGAAGATGTGGCAATCCTATTGTCGCTGATATAAACGGTCCCGTTCTCGTTGGTTTTCATTCCGGCGGGCTTGATGGTCATGGTTATGGATCAATGTTTTGCAATCTTCGGACAAAGCTCAGGAATTTGAATACTATATTCACTCCTGTTAATTCCGTGGTTCACGCCAATATTGACGTCAGAGATCCTCACCCTAAGTCTTGCTTCCGTTACGTTGATGCTGGCGCAGTTTCTTACTTCGGCAATGACGGTCGTGGCACTATGGTCAAGTCTAAAAGTCGCCTGGTTAAGACAGGGTTTGGTCCGGACGTTTTCGACACTTTGAGTCGTTTATGTTCAGCCATGCCTTGGTATCAGGGGGAGTCTATTCTCCCCGGCGAACCTTGGGCTCGTCCGATTATGATGGCAGTCAATCGCGACGGTGAATATATCTCTCCCTACAATGTTGCTCTTGCAAAGATTGGGAGAGAAAAATGTTCACTAGATCAGGTTGTGTTGAAGGGCTGCGTTGATGAGTACCTGAATCACGTTTTACCTCAACTGGGCGGTGTTCAAATACATCCGATACCGTCGAGCGAGGCTATAAATGGTGTTACTGGTGATCCTTTTACTCGGCCAATGAACTTCAACACTTCCGCTGCGTACGGCTACAAAGGAAAGAAGAGAGACTATTTTATTGGTGAACCTGGATCACGTTTAATGAACCAGGAACTCCAAGATGAGGTTATCTCTTTACTCCAGCGTTATGCCAATGGGGAATCTGGACACATTATTTACAAGGCCCAGTTGAAAGACGAGGCCCGTCCAGTCTCCAAGGTTGCGCAAGGGAAAACGAGGCTGTTTTATATGTCGCCTATGGCATTTTTGGTTGTCTGTCGAATGTTTCTTTCTCCTGTTTATACTCTAATGGTTGAGAAGTCTAGGTCATTTTGCACGGCTGTGGGTATTAATGCTCATACAGCTGGTGATTATATACATGACATTATGACTTCTCTTTCTCCGAATATTATGGAGGGAGATTATTCAAATTTCGACCAAAGTATGCCTGTTGAGATCGCCATGGCTTCGAATGACTTCATTTATCGTTTGTGCGAACGCCTTGGTTATGAGCCTTCATCTTTGCAAATTTTGCGGGGTATTTTGACTGATCTTCAATTTCCTACCGTTGCGATGCTCGATGATTTATTCGAGGTTCCCGGCCTTCAGCCGTCTGGAATGTATGGCACTGCGGAGAATAACTCTATTAGAGGCGTTCTCCTGCTCATGTATGCTTTCAGGTATCTGGTTGGAGAGGAGAGTTTCTTTCAAAACGTGGTTCCTTTGACCTATGGTGATGATGTTCTTGCCAACGTCTCAGAGCAAGTTAGTGAGAAATATAACAATCTGACCTACTCTGAGTTTAGTGCTGAGCGGTATGGGATGCCTTTTACTCCCGCCGTAAAGAATAACGTTCTCACAAAGTTTATGAACATTAGGACGTGTTCCTTTATAAAGAGGAAAATCGTCTACCGTTCTGACGAGTGTAGGAACGTTATGGCCTTGGACATCAATTCTATTGTCAGATCTCTTCAGTGGTATATACCTTCCGACAGCGTTTCAGTCGTGGTTCAGTTTGAGGGCACAGTTCGATCCGCCTTGTGGGAAGCAGCGCTTCATTTAAACCGTGATGCACACACTGAGTTCGCAGATTCTTTGCGATGTGTGACGGCGCCGATTTTCGGTGACAACAAAATAGATTTGCCGACTTATGACCAGATATGGTCTAGTTGGTCGGACCGCAGTTCATCCGATGACGTTGATTGCGAGTCTAGTATCTATACGTCTCCTCAGTGGTTTGATGATCCTAACGCTGCTGAGTATTACGGGATTGCTAACGTACTCGAAATGAATTACCAGGCCGTTTTTTCCGAGCCTGAAGGTGAAGTCACGCTATATACTCTGCGAGCTTTTTACACCAACCAACTGTCCATTTGTAAGGACACGTTGGAGATGGATAGAGGAGGTTTTGCCAGCATGCGAGAAGTTGATATCCGTAAGGCCATTTTGAGGTCAGAAAGTTATGCTTTTCGTACGGCAGGCAATTTACGTCTCAAGTACTTGGAGAGACGCAAATATCTTGTTCAGTCTTTGGAATCCATTGACGGAATTTTACAGAACAGGATTGTTACCTCTGAATCTGCAGTTTTTGGTGAGCAGAGGTCGGGTATTCCCGTCAGTGTTGACTCTGAGCAGAATCTTACCGAGGTCATGGGTGAAGACAGTTTAACCACTATGATCGGGAGGACAGAGAGACCCAGCTTAGGTCAGGATAGTGTCGTTGATATTTCAAAGTTTCTGTCCAGACCCGTCCGTCTTTACGAGGACGAACTTAAACTTGGATACAATGCTCCCATAATCTTGTCAATTTGGGACTTGTTTACTCGCGCTCCTTCTGTTCGTTCGAAATTGCGCAATTTTGCGTATTTGAGAGCGAATATGAAGGTTCGCATATCCATATCTGGATCTCCATTTCATTATGGTCGTTTTCTGGTTAGTTACCAACCATTAGCAGTTTACAATGATGTGCTTATAAACATATCTGCGAACGCTGCAGCCGATGCTGGGTTTAGGCCCCTTTTCTACAATTATCTTTCACAGTCTAGGGGATCATCGACAATGGTTGTCAATCAGAATAGACCACTTGACATTGACATTCCGTTCATAGCTAACAAGCCAATGTTTAGGCTGTTCGACACTTCTAGTGGTGCTATTACCGCTGGAACTGGTTTTCCAGATTTAGTTGAAGCTGGC